TATTCCTGTAATAAAAAAATAATTGTCATTTCCCCACCGTCTGCGAGTTAGTTATAACTATCTGCCTATTAGTCAACCCTAACTCACTTATAAACAACATTCAATATATAACGTCTGTTATATAACGCATTTGTTAACTCAACTGTTAGTAGAAAAAATTCGTCCTCAAAATCAACTAACAGTATCTTCACAATAGCCGTTGAACGTGCTATTATATACTTGTAAAGAGGAAGGAAACCTCACAAACCAGAAAGGGGAATGTTGCAACATGAATAAATCAATTATAACACGCGAAGGCTGGCACGTCACAAATGATGGCTTTCGCTACTATATTAAAGGTGGAAGAATCATTTACGGAGTTGTAAATGCCGAGGACGGCTCTGAAATTCGGGTGTTTCAATACAAGGTTCGACGTACAAAGAGCGGAAAAGTTTTTGACTACAAACGCGTTACACCACTTGCCCGTTATTATAATTTAACCCGCTACGTTTGGAGTCCATTTTTTGTTTGAAGGAGGGAACAAAATGTTGCTAACAGTAATCATGCTTGTAATTCTTGTAACATGGGGGTTGCAACAATGAACAATAGAAAACGTCGATATAAAGTGATAACGATATCCATGTATCCTGAAGACTTGATGCGACTAAAAGAAATTTGCGACATTACGAGAGTGGGCAATCTTTCAAAAACTGCTCGTCTCTGTATTAAAACCGTTTACAACGAATTGACAAGAAGGGGCCTTATAAATGGCAAGGTGGAATAAACGATTCGCGCAAAGCACGGCGCTTGAAAATCGCCCGCTTCCAGCGTCTGTATATGTAGGTACAAAAATTCCAAAAGCTGGGTTAACGCTAAAAGATGTTAAAAAAGAAATGAAGGCGCTTATAGATTTAATGGATAAGCGCTTTAAGGCGGCACGGAAAAAGGGGGTTGAGTACGAAAGCATTAAACAGTATGAGCGCCATTATTGGGATAAACCATCCACCGTGCGGACGGTGGAGGAAGGCGTTCGGCAGATTCGCGCAATGTGGAAAGTGGTTAGTGGTACAAAAACTCCACAGAAATTATTTGCGGCACAACAAAACCAGTGGAAACGCGAATATGAAACACTTTTACAGCGTGGATGGTTTACAGAAGAAACATTTACATATGAGGATTTTCTGCAATTCAGAAAATTTTTTGCCGTTTATTCCGACGCGAATAAAGAAGCACAATATTATTACATCCTGCAAGATATAGTTGATATATCACAGGAGGGAACCACAAGGGTTAAGCGGAAATTCGCCAAATCGGACTGGGAGGACTTGTTAAAGAGGTGGGACTATTGGCAGCGTCAAGCGGATAAAGCACGGGCGCGATATAAAGAACGGCTTAAAGCAGGGGAATTTGTGAGCGGTTCAACGGTTCGCGCAATGTTTGAAAAAGCCAAAAGAGAAGGGAATATTTAGGAATGTTCAGCGTATATGATGGCATTCAAAAAATAACGGCATTAACGCCTGATAATCCACGGGCTAAAATTATATACGCTGATGCGCTGATGGCGTTTGACATTGAAACAACCCGGCTTGACGATGACAATGCCATAATGTACATCTGGCAATGCGGGCTTTATGTAGGCGGAGAATACTATATCACATATGGGAGAACGTGGGAAGAATGGACTGCATTACAGGAAGCCTTAAATGCGCGACTGGGCGGAATTACAATAATTTGTCTTGTTCATAATCTCTCATATGAGTTCCAATTTCTTGCAGGACTTTATGAATTTTCTGACGTTAAGTGCCTTAAAGCTCGAAAAATACTCTCTGCGACATGCGGTTGCATTGAATATCGTTGTTCCTACATCTGGACAAATAAAACGCTTTCAAAATTTCTGAAGGAAATGAATGTCCAGCACATGAAGAAGTCAGGAGCGGAATTTGACTATTCTAAAATCCGCTATCCGTGGACTGAACTTTCAGAAGCGGAGATTGAATATTGCCAAAATGACGTTATTGGACTGCTTGAAGCTGCCGAAAAGAAGATTCTGCAAGATGGCGACACTCTTTATTCAGTTCCGCGCACATCTACGGGTTACGTCCGCCGGGATGCAAAACAAGCGTTAAGCCAAACACCACTCGGGGCGCTTAAACCCACAGAAGAAATTTATAGAAAACTGCGGAAGGCATTTCGTGGCGGAAACACGCACGCAAACCGTTATTTTGTTGGCAAGGTTCTCTCCGGGGTGCAGTCCGTTGACCGTTCATCAAGTTATCCCGATGTGATGTTAAATCAGAAATTTCCGATGAAAGCATTCAAAAAATGCCCTGACGGAATCGCAACTATAAGGCGGGCGTTTGCATCTGGGCTTGCAATTCTTTGCACGATGAGCATAACAGGCGCGGCCCTGCGCAATCCGTTGTGGGGGTGCCCTTATATCCCTGTTAGCAAATGCCAAATGCTTATAAATCCTTTGGAAGATAACGGGCGTGTTCTTGAAGCGGATGCACTGACGATTGAAGTAACAGAAGTGGATATGCAGATAATTTTAGAAGAATATGACGGCGAATTCGATTTTACAGATATTTACACGGCAGAGAAGGACTATTTACCCAAGCCGTTTACTGATTGTATAAAACGCTACTACACAAACAAAACCAAACTTAAAGGCATTGAAGGGAGTGAATATGAATACATGAAAAGTAAGAATTTGTTAAATAGTCTGTACGGGATGACGGCGACAGACCCTGGAAAAGATGATATTATATTTGACGGCGACGAATATATTCAGCAGGAAACAGACGTAATTAAAAATATCAAAAAATCATTCCTTCCGTATCAATGGGGCGTATGGGTTACAGCGTACGCAAGGCTTGAGTTGGAAGAAATGATAAAGATTGCAGGGAATAATTTTGTTTATGCCGATACGGATAGCTGTAAATATATAAAATCAGCATCAATTAGTTACGAATCCTATAATAATAGATGCAAAACAATGTCACTTGAGCATGAGGCGTTTGCCGTAGACCCCCACGGAACATTTCATTACATGGGCGTTGCAGAAACAGAGGGTGAATATTTCCAGTTTTTAACATGGGGGGCGAAAAAATATGCTTCACAGGATGAACAGGGGCATATAAATATAACTATCGCAGGTGTGCGCAAAAATTCCACCAAAAATGCAGCTGGTGACATTGTGGAGTGGGGTGGTGCTGATGAACTGGAAGAAGCAGGAGGACTTGTAAAATTCGCTCCCGGTTTTGTTTTCCGAAAAGCTGGGGGGCTTGAAAGCGTTTACAACGACCATGTATCGAAGACAATTAGTATTGATGGGCACGAGTTACAAATAACAAGAAACGTATGTTTACGCCCTTCAACCTATGCAGTAGGAATTACATATAAATATGCGGACTTGCTCGAAGCGTTGAATAACACTTATATAAGTCTTGACGCTGACAGGAATGTGTGCTATAATCTTATTAGGTGATAAATGCCGAACAAATATTAGGAGGGTTCATCATGAGTAACACGAAGACTAACCAGAGTATTTCCCCGGCGGAACTGTATAAGCTGACGCTTTCTCGTGAAGGGCATACGATGTCGGAGTTGATGTCGAAGACTGTGCGCGTTGATGCATGGGCGGTCACAGAAACGGTTGACAGTAACGGCGAATTTAAGCCTCGTTGCGGAATTATCGTTGACGGTGTGGCCTATATCACGAATGGTAGAGCGTTCAGTGAACGGCTTCTTTCCATTGTTGAATATCTTTGTACGGCTGGGATGGACGATGCCGGGTTCAAATTGCAGGTTACTAAGATTCGGAGCAAGAATAACCGCGATTATACGTCTTGCGAATTGATTTTCGAGTGACGCATATAGGCAGGGCGAGAACCCTGCCTTTATTTTTAGGAGGGGTGTATGAATAACTTATTTTTAGAAAACGGCTACGTTGATATGGCGCGAATAATAGAACAAAAATACCCATTTATTCTTATGACGGGTGCAAGAGGGACGGGAAAGACTTACGGTGCAATTAAATATGTGATTGAACATAAGATGAAATTTATTTATATGAGACGAACAAAACTGCAAGCGGATGTTATTAGCTCCCCCGAAATGTCACCATTCGCACCAGTATGCGAAGATATGAGTATGGCTCTTGAAATGGATAAAGTTTCTAAAGAAGCTACTGCCGTATATATCAATGAGGAAAGTACCCCCGCTGGCTATGTTATGGCGCTGTCCGGTGTTTCAAATATTCGAGGGTTTTCCGCACATGATATTGAAATTATCATATTTGATGAATTTATACCGGAATCGCACGAACGAAGAATAAAAAATGAAGGGGATGCATTTTTTAACGCCTACGAGACAATAAACAGAAACAGGGAGTTGCAAGGTAAGCCGCCCGTGAAGTGTTTATGCCTTGCCAATAGCAACAGCATTGTAAACCCGATTTTCCAGAGTTTAGGGCTTATTACGATTGCATACAAAATGGCGGAGCAGGAAACGCAGGAATACAAAAACGGTGAGCGCGGATTGTATCTAATAAACTTGCGCAATAGCCCTATTAGCCGAAAGAAGGGAGAAACTGCGCTTTATCGACTTCTAAAGGATAATAAAATAAAAGATATGTCGCTGGAAAATCGCTTTTTGGATAAACCAGTATTGCAGACCATGAGCGCGAACCTAAAAGAGTATACGCCACTTGTAACGTGTGGAGAAATTACAGTTTATCGGCACAAGAGTAACCGAACATATTATATTAGCCCGCATGGGCAAGGAACGCGCCCGATATACAGTACTACGGAAAATGATTGTTTACGATTCCGCACGCTTTATCGATATCTGATGCTGGCATACATTGAACGCAAAATATACTGTGAATCCCCTGCTTGCGAAATTGTTTTTTGCCAATATTTCGGGATAGTTAAATAAGCCTTGACAAATATAAAAAATTATGATATATTAAAATCAGCAATAGGGAAGCTCGAACGACAACCCCGGAAGGGTGAGCACGGCATAGTCGTATGCCCAGACCCCTATTGCTATTTGTTTCCGGGGAGACAGGGGGATATATATGGAAATCTCCGATATTGTTACGCTAATCACGAATGTAGGTTTTCCGATTGCGTGTACTTGTGCACTTTTCTATTTTTGGAATAAGGAGCGCGAACAGCACCGGGAAGAAACAGTGGAATTGAAGGATGCTATCAATAATAATACGATTGTAATGCAGCACCTCATTGATAGGTTTGGCGGTGATGAAAATTGATTGCGGCAGAATGGGCGGAAAAAATCAGTGCAAACCGTGTAGATTTAATCGGCATTCCGTATACATCACTTGATTGTCAGGCATTTGTCGAATTTTGCCTGAAAAAATACGCGGGAATCTCCAAAAACTGGCGCGGCTCAAATGATATGTGGCGCAACGCTGTGCATGATAAATCCGAAAATTTTGATAATGTCGATGTAGGAGAATGGGTATTCTCCATCAAACATGATGGAAACGAGCCAAAGCGCTATACCGATGGAGTGAATGCATCACATGTTGGCATCTACATCGGAAACGGAGAAGTTATTCACTCGACGACGGGCGGCGTGCAGATGGACAAAATTGACAATAGAAAGCGGTGGACACATCACGCAAAGGCTAATTGCTTATACTATGCCTCTGAGGTTGTCAACACGCCTGTGCCGGATGAGAACGAACTATATTCTAACCTATACGGCGAACTTGTCACACTTGTAAATAAATATGGAGGTAACAAATAATGAATGTATCTGACATTTTGACTCTGGCAAAAGCAGGCTTCACCGCTGAACAGATTGTGAAGCTGATGCAGATTGGTGCACCAGCACCGGCACCAGCACCGGCACCAGCACCGGAACCAGCATCTGCACCGGCACCAGCATCTGCACCAGCATCTGCACCGGCACCAGCACCGGATAATACACAGGCGCAGTTTGACAAGGTTTTCCAGCAAATCGCAAACCTTACTGGAATTGTGCAGAAGGGCAATTTACAGAATACACACGTTGACAATAGCAAGACGTTGACCGCGGAGGATGTTCTTTCGGAAATCATTCGCCCGAACTAATGGAGGTGTTAAAATTTGGCTAACACGTTGACAATTGATAAGATTAGCACCCTGCTTAAAGCAGTTCTAAAGGATGCTACAGGGCAGGATACCGCAGCACTCGACACAAAGCAACTTTTGACGCTCGGGCAGAAGACGTTGAAAACGGGCGCTGATCCTGTGATGAACGCAATTTCGCAGATGCTTTCGCGAACAATTTTTTCCAGTCGTCCCTATAAAGCGAAGTTTGAGGGTATGCGCCTTAGTGATGAGCAGTGGGGGAACTGGGTGCGAAAAATCAAAACAATCGACGACCCGGACGACCTGACCGATAATCCTTACTGTGATTTGACAGACGGCCAGAGCGTTGACCAGTACACGATTCATAAGCCGAAGGTTGCGCAGTTTAACTTCTACGGGCAGCAAAGCTACGAATATGAAAAAACAATTTTTGAAACGCAGCTGAACACGGCGTTCAATTCTGCGGAAGATTTCGGTGCATTTATTTCGATGATTCTTACAAATATGAATAACAAAATCGAGAAGACGCACGAGGAAACCGCGCGCGCGACCGTTGCGGGGTTTGCCGCTGGCAAGATTGCACAGAAATCCGATGTTATTCATCTGCTGACTGAGTACAACACCGTTACAGGGCTGGAATTGACTGCTACAACCGTTATGCAGCCAGCCAACTATAAAGCGTTCACACAGTGGGCGTTTTCTCGGCTTGCTAACCTGTCCGACATGCTGACAGAATATTCCAGCTTGTATCAGACCAATAGCGCGGATGGTGTATTCCTACAGCACAGCCCGAAGTCCGCACAGCGTGTATATCTTAACTCCATGTTTATGCATCAAACAAACATGATGGCGCTTGCGGATACGTACCACGACAATTTCCTTCGCATGGCGGGTGATGTTGAATATGTCAATTACTGGCAGATTATGACCGACCCACAGAAAATCAATGTTGTAAAGCCTCAGTACCTCGCGGCTGACGGCACTATTGCAACGGCGACTGCTGACGTAAAACAGGGGAACGTTCTAGGTATTATCTGTGACCGTGACGCATTCGGATATAGCCCGATTCTGACGCGACAGCGTGTCACGCCGCCGAATGCTAAGGGCGAATACTACAACATTTTCTGGAAGTATAACGAGAGACACATGGTGGACTTTACCGAAAAGGGAATTGTTATCCTAATGGATTAACTTAATAGTAATAGCCCTGTATTCGCACAAAAAAAACAGGCCATAAGGCGCCCAAGTTAATAACATAGCAATACAGGGCTATTACTTTTGAGGCGATTCTGTGCGATTTTCCAGAATATGTTGGTAAATAACTTTACCAGAAAATACAGGAGGTGCAACATGGCAGGAGATAGACAGAGAATGCCCGGCAGCAACATAGTCCCTGCTGTGGACAGCACAGCAGCCCGCTATCCCCATTGGTACAAGCCGTTTCGGTTGCCGCAGGAGTGGTATTATAGTATATACGATGATCCATATTTTGACTATCAAGACCACGAGACAGCGAGCGAAACAAACGGCGTACTTATTGCAACTGGGCTGTATAAAAACGGATGGAAAGTCCCCCAAATAGCGGCGATGCTGGGGAATATGTGCCGGGAATCTACGCTAAATCCCGCCATATGGCAGGGCGGACACGCCCCAAGCCCTGACCCCAATAATTACAAGCAGAACACGGAAAAGAAATACGGTTTTGGGATTGTGCAGTGGACAGGAGCAGATAAATATATAGACTGGGCGATAGAAATATTTGGAACAAATGGGGCATATGCTGGGCTTGATTGTTGGTATAACGGCAGTATCCAGATAGCGCGCATTATGTACGAGGTGGAGCATAACTATCAGTGGGAGGGCGGCACGATATACCCGGACTTTCAAGATTTTTACTTTACTGATAGTACAGATATTGAGCAGTTGACAAAAAGTTTTTGTCTTTGCTATGAACGGCCTGCCATTACGGACTGGGAAGAAACAAGCAAATATCGTATTCAATGGGCTAATTATTGGTATGATAAATTGCAAAAAATCAATCTGAATAGCTTGCCTGTCTGGTTTATTTGCAAAGCTGCCAATAAATGGAGGTGAAAGAGTGGAAGCATGGTTCGCCAGAGTCGGGAAACGCAGAAATTCAACCTACGCGCCATCGGTAACATCTTATGAAGATAGTCTAAAATATGATGTTATTTTGAAGGATAATACAAATGTACAAAATCCTGTTATAAGTTTAATCTGGTCAAATAACAGTTATACGCCAGAAAGTGTAAATTATGTATTTATTCCATTGTTTGAGCGCTACTATTTTGTGGAAAATGTAACGTTTGAGCGGAACAGAGTATTTTTTGAATTGCGGACGGATGTATTAGCGTCTTTTTGGGGGCAGCTGAAGACGTCAACGCAATATGTTATCAGGTCTGCAAGCAAGTATAATTCACGCATTATAGATACTTCTTTGCCAATTTTGGCAAAAGGGGAAAAACAAACCTATGAAATAGATGGCACTGGCTATGTATCAGTTATGTCGGATGGATGGTATGTTGTAGGTATCATCGGGACGGAGGGTAACGCAGTTGGTGCTGTATCGTACTATGTAATGTCACAAACACAATTTACATATTTTAGAAGTAAGTTGCTAACTGATTATAGTTATATGGGTGTAAATGCTGCAGAAATTTCGGCGGAACTGTTAAAAGCTATTGTAAATCCTTTCCAATATATCGTATCTTGTAGATGGTATCCTATAAAGCCTCCGACATTAGATACTTTAACAACTGTTAAGGTATCAGGCTGGGAATTGGCGGGCACTTCCGCGCGTCTGTTATCCTCGTCCACTGTTACAACAAAATCTTTTTACTGTGGCACTGGATATATTCAACAGGATGTATGGAAAAATTGTTATCCATATCGTCAAATAGCAATAAATCTTGCTCCATGGGGTTATTTTCAGGTCGACACAACTTCACTTACAAAATATGGAGAAAATATAACAATCAGGGCGTATATAGATTTTACAACTGGAGGCTCAATCGCTTATTATCTGTGCGGAGCAGAGGCTAACAACTATCATGTTTTAGGAGTGCGAGAAGCCCAATTTGGCGTTGATATTCAGTTGGCGCAAACTGGATATGGGCAAGACATCATCTCAGTAGCCGGTAATGTCGCAGCTGGTGTAGGCGGTGTCGGCGCTGCGATTTTGGGGGATGCAAAAGCGATAAGTAGTGTATCTGATAGTATTAACAATATAGTGTCCTCAGTGTCAGACGGCTTTGGATCTGTATCCTCATTTTCGGCAAACGCCTCAATTGCAAAATATGCAATGCCGCAATATGTAGATGTTGTATATACATATACTGCGGACCAAAATGCCAAAATAAATGGGCGACCTCTCTGTGAAACAGTTAAATTGGAAAATTTATCAGGATATACGCTTGTAAATAATCCAGACACTTCAACTATCACTTATTGTTACGGCGCGGAACGTGATGAAATAACACGCTATATGCAAACAGGATTTTACATAGAGGAGGCAGAAATCAGTGAATAATCCACCCTTTGATTACAACCGCATAAATGCCTATGAATCGAGTATTTCCCCCTCTACTTGTCACACCAAAAACACCGCACTTTTCCAATACTATCAACGCTATTTATTCCAGAAACTAACAAGCCAATTTAAATGGAGCCTACCTGAAGGCTGGAGCGATACATATTTTCTCGGTTGCTTGTACGCATGGGGAAGCGTGGCGATTTTTAACAGTAAGCGTTACGGTGTAATTCCGCAGGCGGGCGCATTGTATGGATACAATGTTTTCTATCAACCGACAACCGTGATGATTGCAAATCCCCTTTTGCCACCGATGCGATTGCAAATTGATAAGGATTGCGTTCTTTTCCGGTTGCAACGCGATTATCACGGCGCGTTAGACATTGTTAATTATTACGCGGACTTACTTGCGACATCCGTTGAATCGCTTGCAATGAACATTATGAATTCTAAACTTTCCTATGTGTTCGCGTGCAGTTCTAAAAATGCCGCACAAACTGGCAAAGAATTAATGGACAGGGTAACATCTGGCGAGTTAGCTGTATGGGTGGATAAAGCCCTTTTTAATGATGACGGTTCCCCCTCGTGGGCGCCATTCTCACAAAACGTAGGACAAAACTATATCGCGGACAAAATTCTTTCCAACATGAGACAAATTGAAGCAGAATTTGACACCCGCGTAGGGATTCCGACTTGTAACACCGACAAAAAAGAACGGTTGATTACAGCTGAAGCGGAACGGAACGACGTTGAAACAGACGCAATCGTTGCGCAATGGTTCGATACCATTCAGGATTGCATTCGCAACGTGCAGAATGCGTTCGGCGTGACAATCACTTGTGAGCGACGTTATCCGATTGAGCATAACACAGATGGAGGTGTTAAGATTGAGCGTGATGTTGGCGACAATGTATAATTTTGACCCCTCTATCTTTGACGGCGTGGAATTTCCTTCTAATATATCGGTGCAAGATTTCATTGATTCTCTATTGATGCAGTGCGGAGAAATGCCTGTTCTTTATTCATCCCCACCTTTGCTTAAATCGTTAATTCTCGTATGGTCAAAAATTTCGCAATATAGCTGGGTACACCTCGCTGCAACACTAACGGCGGAATATAATCCAATAGAAAATTATGACAGAATTGAAGAATGGAAGGAAAGCACCATAAACAATTCGCGCTATACAAATACTGTAAATAACACTTCCAGCGGCTCAACAAAAGAACAAGTTTACGGTTACAATGATTTACAAAACCCGGCGGACAATAGCGCAAGCACCAGCGCAAGCACAAGCGCGGATACAAGCGATAGTGCCGGAACTGGCACAAGTTCTGGCACGCGAAACGGGCGCACGCATGGTAACGTCGGTGTAACCACTACACAGGAAATGCTGGAAAGTGAGCGGCGGGTTGCAATGTTCAACTTCTATGACGCAGTTATTCGGGATTTCCAGAAGCGGTTTTTAATTTGGGTGTATTAATAGGAGGTGTAGATATATGGGTATTTGGGAACAATTCCCGTTTACGAATTTCCACGAACAAAATCTTGACTGGGCTTATAAGTCAATCAAAGAACTTGATGGAAGAGTTGACACGCTGGAAAAGAGCGGTAATGTAAGCAAAGAATACGTGGACGAACAGGATGCGGCGCTTGACGAAAAAATCAGCGGCGAACGTTCCGCGCGAACAACCGCAGACCAAGCACTCCAAAATCAGATTACAGCACATACTACAAGTATTAGCGGTCTAAACGGTCGAATGGTGGAAGCTGAAAAAAACATTGGCGTCAAGCCTTCTGTGCCTAATTTCAGCAGCATTTGGAGCACAATTGGCGAATACAATGCTACACAAGCAATCGGCAGTAAATTGCTTCAAGTTCAGACGGAGGGCAAAGAAAATCATCGTTCTATTGCAGGAAGTAATGGAGTGTATGATATTACCAAGGGAACTATTCAGGCGCGTTTGAATGTGATTGAGGATGCGCTGAAACCCGGCTCACTTGTAAAGCAGAACAGCTCAGCGATTATTTCCATTCCATCAAACACTGCAAGAGGTACGCGCTTTAAGCCTTCGTCAACCGTGCCGAAGTTTGACTTTGCTATTGCAGAACGTGAAACATCCATTGATACTGATGTCGGAACTTCTGATAATATCATTCTGCTGTGTTCGCCTATTATTGATGCAGCTGGCGTACAATATAATTCGTATGAAGTGGAAGCTAATTGCAAGGGAGACAAAACGCTCGAACATATGCGTGTCCGCGTGCGAACGTTTGTATTGGTGGCGGGAGCTTCCGGCGAGCAGTATGCAACAACATCCTATGTAGATGAAAAAACTGATCAGCTGGCAACCGAATTGGGTAACGTAGAAGCAGAAGTCAAGGATGCATATACCAAAGCGGAAACAGCCGACAACAATGCCTCAATTGCCAAGTCAACCGCAACAACGGCAGCCTCTACTGCTTCTTCTGCACTGGAAAAAATCGGCACGAAACCGGCAGAATCGAAATATAACACCCTGTGGGATACAATCGGAATCTGGTCGGAAAATGTTCCGATGGCTCTCAGAATCAATCCCGCCTTTAATTGGAGTCAGAACAATCGTTCAGCTATCAATGGCACTTCTGATTACCCTACTGATAAAGCGCCTATCAATTCGCGCTTATCCGATTTGGAAACAGCTATTGCCAAATTCCAGAATATGCCAAAAATTGCGAGGGGCAACGTTCTGGCATACCAAGACCAAGACACCATTATTGATTATCAGTCGGCGGGATTTACCGAAATTCCGACCGTGGTTGCGACTTATGCAAACAAGGGGGCGGTTGCGGATAGTGTAACACGCAGTCAGTTGATTTTCGCCAAAACTACAAGCTCAGCTAAAATTAGGCTTTCCGGCACGTCGACGCATGAGCAGTTCGCCGTGGACTGGATTGCAGTTGGTGTGTAACAATAAAGGGAGGGCATTGCCCTCCCTTTATTCACCCCATGCAGTTAGATGCACGCCCCCACGAAACCTGGTTGCAACCCAGCGATACCCCCCGGCACGGCGGCGGCAATACAGCTTTGCGCACTGCACTGCGGAATCGCACTCAGTTGCGCCTTTAAGCGCCTTCAATGCCATTTTTCGCGTGTAAAAATGATACCGAAAAACATCCGCCCCATGCGCAAAAACCTCATGCCCGTCTGCATCGTAACAAACGAGTACATAATTAGTAAGCATCCATCTTCCTCCCTTTATATAATCTCTCATAGATTCGGACTTGTTCAACTCCACAAAGCGGCTCATCGATTGAACGCGCCATAAATTCTGCACTGGTTATGCGGTTAACTATGTTGACTCCCTCCAATACTGTCCAATAGTAGTGACGTCTTGTAAAGGTGCACCCCTTGCGGTGCAAGTCTTCAATTTGAGAATGTGTTAGTCTTGCCTGTTTCATTGTGAACACCCCTTCCTGCGTTCTTTCCGCTTTGCTATAATTTCAAGGGTGATAGCCCGTGCGATGGCAAGTAGAGCTTCACGTTCATATGAACTGAAACCCTTATAATTTCGATTCGTCAAGTTGCAAATCTCAGTTAATGTTTTCGCCCGAAGAAACTGAACCGCCAGAAACCGAAAATCATTCATTCAACACGCCCTCAATTCGTTCAGCCCTGAGTCGCTCAACAAACATGTCATAAAGCAGAACTTTTACTTCCGCCTGTGTTAGCTTGTCAATCTTGTAATCATAAAGAACTGCACTAATGATAGCCTCAATTTGAGCCAGCGGAATGTGACTATATGCCTTTTGTAACCGTTCACACCATACTTCCATTCTCTCTGACATTTCTTCCCCTTTCTGGTTTGTGAGGTTTTCCTTCCTCTTTACAAGTATATAATAGCACGTTCAACGGCTATTGTGAAGATACTGTTAGTTGATTTTGAGGACGAATTTTTTCTACTAACAGTTGAGTTAACAAATGCGTTATATAACAGACGTTATATATTGAATGTTGTTTATAAGTGAGTTAGGGTTGACTAATAGGCAGATAGTTATAACTAACTCGCAGACGGTGGGGAAATGACAATTATTTTTTTATTACAGGAATA